TCTTAGCATAGATAGCAGGTTTAAACCAATTAAACTGATACTGATCATCTATGTTAAATGGCATCACATACTTATAGCCATTATTCACTGTATGGTCAAAGCTATTGATTACCTCTGCAGGATCTATATAGTGATCTAAGTCTGAGAAATCTATATCAGTCAAATACTTATTAGAGATGTCAGTAAAGAATGTACCTCTATCCTCTTTCACTAATACCTCATACTCCACCATCTGCTCATAGGCTGATGTGAGCTGTGACTTCTTAATGTTAATGAGCTGAAGAGTTGCATTTGTCATAACAGGGATACCATCCTGAATAACATCACAGCTAGTGAGCTGATTAATATTAAAAGTGCCAGCTTGAATGTTTACATCATAGTAGTGATTGAGTAGGTTGTTGTTGTTGCTATTGCCTAGTAGAGTAATGGTCTTACTAAAGTTACCTGTTCTCTTAGATATATCTCTGATATCCCCTACACTAAAGTTCAAAGGGAATGATGTACCTTCTTTGACATCTAGATAGCCACCTGTTTCTAAATTTACACCTAAAGATTGTAAAGTACTTACACAGCATTCATATGCCTCAAAAGTACCGCCATCATTTAATACTCTATTTTTAAATGCAGTAACTGTATCATTTACTAAAGAGGTACTTTTTAGCTGTATCCTAACCATTGATAGGGTCTTGTTGTGCTAACCTAATAGTCACTGATTGCTTAATAAGATTCTTGTTTCTTTGTCTAAAGACTTCAAAGTTAGTAGCCTCAACTACACAGGCACAATAGTAATTATCTGTATAGTAATAGACTTGAGGGGATGTGAGTAGCTCTTGAAATCTTTTGCCATCATTCTCATTCATCCAATTAGTATTAAGGTCAAAGGTCTTAGTGACATTAGTATTGTAAGTTCTGAATCCTGCTTGTAATGGCACACCTACCCATTCAGTACTTACTACCTGCCCATCTATATGCTGATTATACTGCTCTCTTGTTATCTGACCTTTCTCATAGGTCTTTAGCTGAAACGCAAAAGATTGCCATGATCCCATCCTATCTAAGTAGATAAGTTGATCATCATTAATTGTACATCTATTGTCATAGGTGAACAGATAATGCTCACTAATAAACCCTAATGAATTGCTTATTTCAACATAATAATCTTCAGTTACTAAAGCTGTAGGACCTACTGAAAATGTATGTATGCCATCAGCAGGTACAACTACTACATAATTATCTATTACGTTATTACTCATATCTAAATAATTCACAGTATATGTATCTTGATAAGCTCTAAGATTCAGATAAAACCTTGCATTTAGAAATGTAGATGGAGGTACACTATAGACTAAAGATGTTAATAGATTGCCATCAACAGCTACACCATAAAAATCATTATAAGGAAATGGTGTATTATCACTAATGTTTATATTGTTATTATAAGCTCCATTGAATACCTCTTGGTCTACTATAAGCTCATCATCTAATACTATTGTCTTTCTTAAATCAGCATAGGTAACAGTACCATTTATAGTGACATCAGTTACATCAGCATATAGAGCATTAATAGTAAAGTTATTAGCAGTAGCAGATAGTACTGTATGCAATCCCTCTACTCCAGGATTAGCTACTCCCAAATCATCCTGAGTAATACTAATCTGATCACCTTGCACAAAGCCATGAGCTGTGAATGATATCTGAACATTGCCACCATTATCTGCTAGTGATGTCCCATAGTTTATGTTATCTATATACTCATAGCCTAAGTCTATATCATACTGATACCATGAGTTGGTAGCTTGTGCTGAATCTAATCCAAATGCAGAGATATCAAATCCTACCTTTGACTGCATGAGCTTACTGATATCCTGCTCTCCATAACCTGTACCATATACAGGTAAGGTCTTATATTGAGCAACTACATTAGCAGGGATGTGAGAACCTGTAGCAGGATAGATGGTGAAGATATATCTGAAGCCAGGCTCATTCTTATCAGCATTATCTATAATATACTTTATAGGATTGTAAGCAGGCATAAATACCTGAGGTTGTGCTATAATAGTAGTTGCCATTCTTTCTTAATTATGTCCTAAAAAACCATGCTTAGGATTGTTTACTTCTATTGAGTTACTTCCAAAGTCTATATCTTGCTCACACATCACATCGTAATGGTAGCCACTTGCATAGATAGGAGCAGTAAGTTGATTACCTTCTTCATCATAAGTACCATAAGTAGTGATAATCTTACCAAGTTCAACTACTGCGTGAATACCTGTAGCGTATGTTAGACCTTCATTAGTTTCTACATAAACGCCTTTTGCTTTAAGGTTTTTTTCTGCAGCTGCTTTAGTTGTGTATTTGAGTTTGTAGATGTGATATCTCATTATGCATAAATTAAGTTTGTTTTATTTTTAAATCTTCCTGATAACATACCTTTTAATGTGCTTAAATTTATATTAAAAGTTTTACTAGCAATTAATATGCTGTCATAAAATATACCTGTATTCAAATCTAATAATATTTTACTATGTTTTAAAGCTATTTTATTTTTTGTTTCATCTGAATGAATATAACCTTTTTTTGAATTAACTCTTTTATTTATATGTTCATCACTTTGTTTTTTACCTTTTCTAGCAACACTCATTTTTTCCCTAACAGATATAGAAAAAATTGCTTTTTTATCTGTTGTTTTAGTTAATATACAATTAAGTCCATTTAAAATAACACTATAAAAATCTTGCCAATATCTTTCACGACAATTTAATTCTACAATAGTACATTCTTCTATTATTTCAATTTTATGATTTTCTATACCATATTTTATAAAAGAATTAAATAATTTTGGTTGTCTATCACAATTTTTTTGTTTTGTATATTCTAATAATCTTTCTTCTAATCTTATGGATTGTCCTATATATATTCTATTAGAAGGAGAAGTAATTTTATATATTCCTATCATATTATGGAGTTGTTAGGGTTATACATTGTGCATCAGTTAAAGCAGTTGTATAAAGCATAAAACTATTTGTTTTATATGACGTATTAGTACCTTTAATATCGATTAGGTCAAGTGATGAAAAATTTGGATTTGTAGGACTTGTTGCAACGGGTGTAGGATTTCCATTGAGAAATAATTTTGCTCCAAAAGTTCCATATTTTACACAAGCTTTTGCAGTTGTTATATTTGCAGCATAATTAATTAAAATTCCACTCGCACCTTTTACTTGAACTCTAAATGGGTTGGCAAGAGTATTTGTTGTTATAGTAATCGAATAACCCAATGCATTATTTCTAATCCCAAAATCAAGGTTTCCTGTTGCCGTTGTCCCCGCTAAATCTTTAACATCCCAAAATATTGTCCCTTCAGTCTGCCCTATCAAACTACTTACACCTGTCTTACTAATCACATCAGCATTACGAGTAACTGTAGCTGTTGTTGTAGGGATGTATGATGTTGCAGTTGAGCCTGCTTCCCATTGAGCAAAAGCAAAATCTAAATAACCGCCATCAACTGTATCGTTTGAACTATTTATTGGTGCAATCCAAATAGCTTTAGTTGTAAGTACTCCAATATCATTAATTGTTAATGTTATTTTATAAACATCAGTTGAAGGATTTTGAAAACTTGCAGTTAAGCCTGATGAAATATTTGTAAAAGTTTGAGTAGTAAAATTAAATTCGCAATTAACACTTGTTGAAGCTCCAACTAATACACTATTAATTACAAACCCTACTTTATCAGTATTACCTTTTTTAATAAGCCAGGTAAGTGTTTTAATTCCTGAAGCAAAAGTACCTACAGAATTAATTACATTTCTTGAACCTGAACCAAGATAGTAACCATTATTTGTAGCGTTTTTAGTTATTCTTGTTGTTGTTAAACCTTGTATAGCTGTAGCTGAAGTTAAAGCATAATTTGATTTAGACCAAATTGATTGACTTAAATCTCCGCTATACAGAACTACATTAGTTCTCAATGGCTCTACCAATATACTTGGACATCCACCACCTGTATAGTCTAAACGTGGGACATTGATAGCCACACTTTCTATAACACCTGCACTATTCACTCTTGTTGCAGTTGTTGCTCTTACAACAGTCATATCACCTGCACCACTGGTAGGCTTAATGCTGTACAGCTTGCTTGCTTTATAACCGTTTGGCGTTAGTACTAAACTTGCATCATCAAATAAACTCATATCTTAAAAATTAATAGATTGTAATAAACAACTGAAAGCCTCGAATGTACCACCATCAGCTGTAACTCTAGCTTGAAATGCACCTGCTATGTTTGTGATATCTTCCCATGCTTCCATCCAATTTGCATTGATAGTAGTTGTACCTCCTAGTGCAAGTACTATATCCTTAAGATAGTCAGTAGATGTAGCAGGATCACCTCCTACTGCAGTTAGTATATCTTTCATCAAATCAGTAGAGGTACTTAAGTTCACTCCATAGAATTGAGCTATCCCACTAAGGTAGCCACCATTGACAATACCTACTCCGAGATTATCTGCTATTTCTTTTAATGTATCACTCATAACTATATTATATAAAGATAGGTTTTTGTTTAGAACGCATAGTAAGAATCATCGGTATAATACTCCTGTCTGATGTAAGTGGTAGCATATCGGATAGCATCCATAGCATCATCATATAATTTAACAGGTTCATCCATGATTTGGTCACCTATCTTCTTCCACTTATAGTTTTCATACTCTTTCATTATCTGCTTATCCTCCTGACAAAATACTCCGAAGGTCTTTATGTTATCTATGCCTTTCTTCACTACCTTGTTAGCATTATGCACATCATACCCTGCTGTATTCATCTCGGCTATTATCTCAGGTCTTGAGTAGTCAGCCATGATCTCTATATTCTTATCTACATTCAATGCATCCATCTTCTCTATCAGCTGAGTAGTGGTTAGGTAGCTCTCATAGATAATCTTCTCAATGAAGATATCATTGTCACAGTAGTATACTCTCACTAGAGCTGTAGGGTGATTGTATCCAAAGTCTAAGCCCATTACATACTTTACGAACTTAACAGGTCTATGAGCCATAAATGTCCAATTAGAATAGATGTTACTCTTACTGATAGCTTTCTCACCTAGAGCATATATCTGATACATTGCCTCATCAGTTCTCTTCAAGTCCTCTATCTGCTTTTTAATGCTATCAGGTAGGAATGGATTGTCCCTGTAGGTAGACTTAATCAGTATGCTCTCCTCAGTTGGTAGGTCATAGAGCCAGGAGGATGACTCAGAGGGATTGTAGTCAAAGATTAGCTTGTCCTCAGTTCTCATGTTCAGCTGAGTAAAGTCATCATAGAATAACTCATTAGCCTCATTGCACCATGCCACATCTCTCTTTCTACCCCTTATCTTCTGCTCATCATCTACACTAAAGAACTCCACTATAGATCCATTAGGGAATGAGTAGATATGCTCTGACTTGTTATGATTGGTCACCTCATAGATGTCCATGCTCTTCATGATCTCTAGAAAGTCCCTCATGACTGTAGCTCTGAGTGCAGGGAATGTCTTACGAATGATTGAGACTACCTTATTCTTATTCTGATAGCAATAGACTATTAGCATCTGACAAAGAGAATAGGTCTTAGAGCTTCTACTCCCTCCCTCATTGATAATGAATCTTAGTGCAGGATCAGTGAGAGCTGCATAGTTCTTTTGGAATATAACGGTACTATCTATCTCCATTGGCATAAGCATAAGCATAGGCTAGCATCTCCATCTGCCTAGCATTACTGATAATCGCTAACCTGTTTATCTTTACAGCTACCCCTTTCTTAGAATAGATGTAAGCCTCAACAGCTTGACACATCATCTCAATCCTTTGCACTAGTGATGATGTTAACTTTGATTTCAGAAATATCCTTACCATTGGTAGTGATGTCTGATTTCTCAGTTAGATTGTTTAGTCTCTGAGTGATGGATGGATTGTATTGACCAACCATGCCACCCTGTATCTGATCGTTTCTGATTTCTCTCTTTATATGTGAACAGACTGTCCTGTAGTCAGAATATCTGTTATCAGTATTATCTAAATAATGGTGAACATCTGAGTAGTTATTATAGCAGAATACTTGAAAGCCATCTAATGTCAAAGGTACTCTCAAAGGCTCTGCCACCATCTCTGCAGTCTTTTGTGATAGCACCCATTTATATCTAGGATTAGCTAGAGTATAAGCTCTATACTCCTCAAATATCTCCATCAGCTTCTCAGGAGTCTCTATTAGTTTTGGTCTCATCCTTGTCTTGTATAAGTTTTCTTATAATTTTTACTTGATTTCAGCTTAGAGCTCTTACTCTTAGCATGAACACCTGGTCT